ATCTTTGACCATAGATGGTTGCCAGACCCCTGTGGACCTGTGAGGATAACAAGTTTTTTCAAGTGGGTGCTCTTTCTCATACTAATTATACCACCTAAATATCTCTACTACAAGTCGTGTCTTTACACGCAGTTCGCTCTTTAGCACCATGGCAAATCCAAAAATAAAGGTCAAACGTTCCTCCGTTGTAGGAAAAGTTCCACAACCCACACAATTAGAACGCGGTGAGTTAGCAGTAAACTCATATGACGGAAAGGTTTATATTGTAAAAGATCAGTTCTCTGTTGGAATCGCTACAACAACGACAACTGTAAACCCATGGTTAGAAACTGGTATAGGAGTAGGACTATCATATTCTGGTGATGTAAAGATTGTCGGTATTCTTACTGTTGGATCCTCTTCACTTACATTAGATGGCACTAATAATACAGTTAAAGTTGGAACTGCTCTAACATTAGGTCATTCTCAGGGACTACAGTTTCATACTCAAAATTTACATGCAACAGGTTTTGAAGTAAATAATATTAATGTATCAGGTGCCTCAACGGTTGCTGGAACACTAACTGCAAATCATGGTGTTACTGGCAACATAAACTCTACTGGTATAAGCACTATATCAGGATTTACGTTCCCCTCAAGCGACGGGAGTGAAGATCAGGCACTTGTTACTGATGGAAATGGTTCCTTATCATTCAAAACACTGTCAGGTGGTGGAGGAGGTGCTGTAGGTAGTGCTACAACTATTAGCACATCTAATACTGTGGCAACCCAAGGACAAACTGCATTTATTGCGCCCAATGTATTTGATGACGGTGTGCAGGCAACTACATTCTCTGTACAGGTAAGTATCAATGGTGTCAAGCAGAGATTAGGTGCTTCTAATGATTATCAATTAGCAGCACCACGAACAGTAACTTTTAACTCTGGACTTACCGCAGGGGATAATGTACAGATTAGTGTCTATTTTGGACACACGTTTGAAGAAGAATTTTTTACGTCAACGCAGAACCAAACAACATTTACGCTTTCTGGTAATCTTGCTGCTGCTAAGAACTATAGAGTTTTTCTAAATGGAGTCAGACTTAGAAGAGATATTGACTATCAGGCATCTGCTGCTGTTGTTTTAGCGGAAGCTTGTCTTGATGGTGATGAGGTTGATATCTGTTCAGATCAAGCAGAAGACCAACTAACTGCTAATGCTGGTCAATCGTCATTTGCCCCATCAAATTCCGATACATCTTCGGATAATATGGAAGTATATTTGAATGGTATCTTATTACAAAGAACCGTTGATTGGACTATTGGCAGTCCTGCTATCACAATTATCAACCCAGCAAGTGGTCTAGATCTAGGTGACGAGTTGGATGTTGTCGTAAGACGTTCATAAATAAAGGAAAGTAGGACTAAATATGGCTAAACCTGCTTCAAGACAGGAACTAGTTGATTATGCCAAGAGGCAGTTGGGTTACCCTGTCTTGGAGATCAATGTTGCTGATGAGCAAATTGAAGATCTGGTAGATGACGCCATTCAGGTATATCAAAACCGCCACATGGATGGTGTGGAATTGATGTACCTGAAGTATAAGATTGATCAAAATTTCCTAGATTCAATCAGGGCAAGGGGAGATAATAAAGTAATTGGTATTACTACTACGACTACGACGGCTAATATCACGGGTGTCGGAACAACCGGAGTTGGAATCTCTACCTATAGATTTGAGGAGACACAGAACTTTATTCAAGTTCCTGATGCTGTCATCGGAATCGAAAAGGTATGGAAGCTTGATAACCGTGCAATTAGCACGAACATGTTTAGCGTCAACTACCAGTTGTTCCTAAACGAAATATACTGGTTCAGTTCCACTGAGTTGCTGAACTATACAATGACCAAGAGGTATCTGGAGGATATTGATTTTATCCTACACCCAGATAAACAGATTAGATTTAACCGTAGACAGAATAGACTATACCTCGACACAGATGCTGGTAGTCTACAGGTAGATGATTATATCATCATCCAGTGTTATAGAACATTGGATCCCAATGAGTTTACCAAGGTATATGATGATGTATTCCTGAAGAGATACTTCACTGCTCTACTGAAGAAGCAGTGGGGTGCCAATATGATGAAGTTTAAGGGTGTCAAACTACCTGGTGGTGTTGAGATGAATGGTCGTGAGATCTATCAGGATGGTGTCAATGAGTTACAGGCACTAGAAGAGAAGATGAATAACGAGTATGAACTACCACCAATGGATATGATTGGCTGATGCTTAATCCATTTTTTAGTCAGGGAACAAGTAACGAGCAAAATCTCGTTCAGGAACTTATAGACGAACATATTAAGATGCATGGCATCGAGTTCATCTATATGCCAAGACAGTTTGTCAATAGAAAAACTGTGATGCGTGAAGTTACAACTTCTCGCTTCGAAAAATCTTTCCCTCTTGAGGGGTATATTGAGAACTACCAAGGTTTTGGTGACAATCACAATATACTCACCAAATTTGGTGTGAGATCTACTGCTGAGATGAAAATCATCATCTCACAAAAACGTTATGAAGAGTATATTTCATTTATTCTGAATGACCTAGATTCAATCAATCAGTTTGGTGGTATTGGTCTACCAAGTGTTCCCCCAAGACCCCTAGAGGGTGACCTTATGTATTTCCCACTTGGGGACATACTATTTGAGATCAAATATGTTGAACACGAAAGTAATTTTTATCAACTACAAGAGAACTACACATATACTTTAACATGTGAACCCTTCGAATATGAAGATGAGAAGATCATCACGGGTATCGAAGAAATTGACGATGACTTTAAAACTATTGGATATAATGCTACGTTGACTTTGGCAAGTGTTGGCACCACTGCCACAGCGATAACCAGTCTTGTTAATGGTGGTATTCATGAAATTAAGATTGTTCATGAGGGCACAGGATACACAGCAGATCCAACGATTAGAATTTCCCCACCAGTAACAGGCAGACGTGCTACTGCTGTGGGTATTACAACTATTAACAGCGCCGGAACTAGGTCGCTGGAAGTTGTGAGGATTACAGATCCTGGTTTTGGTTATACATCTACACCTGCCATCAGTATTGAAACTGATGATGGTAAGGGTTCTGGTATTCAACTCCAAGTGGGCATTGCTACCACTGGCGCTGTCGGCATTATCACTGTCAGTAACAAAGGAGACGGTTACATTGTACCCCCAAATATTTCTTTCAGTGCTCCGCCCGCTGGTGGTGTCAGTGCTGCTGCTACTGCCCTCCTTCAGGGAGACGGAAAACTTGCTGCAATCCAAATCACCAATGCTGGTTATGGATATGCGACAGCTCCTACTATCACCGTGGGAGCTGCCGGTACCGTGGGTGTAGGTACGTTCCTAAATGGCGACACTATTCGCGGAGTGTCCTCTGGCACAACCGCATACGCCACAACCTGGAATCAACCCACCAAGAAACTTACTGCGAAACAACTCACTGGTAAGTTCCAACTTGGAGAACTCATTGTTGGAACTGCTAAGACTACAGGTGAGACAATTGCTTACCGTCTAAATAGCGTTAACTACGATGATGATGACGCTTACGAAGACAACCAGGAGATCGAAGCAGAAGCAGACGCTATCCTGGACTTCACGGAGCAAAATCCTTTTGGTGAGGCATAATGTTTGGTAATTACTTTTATAACGAGACTATTAGGAAGACTGTCATAGCATTTGGCACGCTCTTCAATAATATCTCCGTGAAACATAAGAATGGAGATAAGACGGTTAGCACAATCAAGGTGCCGATCGCTTATGGTCCTATTCAGAAGTTTCTTGCTCGTGCTGAGCAGCAACCCAATTTTGATCGCAACGCAGCAATCACGTTGCCAAGATTGTCATTCGAGATTGTAAAATATCAGTACGATCCTTCTCGTAAGGCATCACCAATTACAAAGTTTTGTCTTGTTCCAGACAGTAGTAAGAACAAGATCAAGAAAGTTTTTATGCCGGTCCCATATGATATTGGGTTCCGTCTAAGTTTTGCTACCAAGATTCAGGACGATGCTCTACAAATTCTAGAGCAAATCCTACCATTCTTCCAACCCGCATACAACGTCACTATGACGATGATTGAGGGTCATGATGAAAAGAAAGATATCCCATTCACACTAAACAATATCCAGTTCCGTGATGAGTATGAAGGCGACTTCAGCACTCGGCGTGCTATTGTTTACGAACTAGACTTTACTGCTAAGACATACTTCTATAACGAGATCCCAACAGATGCTTCTGGTGGTATTATCAAGCGTGTTCAGATTGATTATAGCACAACACGTCGTGGTCCAAGAGAAGTCAGGTACTCAGTTGTTCCTACTGCCACTGAGGATTACAACTCCGATGGCACAACATCATTGACGGCAGAGATCAATCCTAAGCAAACTCTGCTCAAGGTGACAAGTTCTGCTGCTCTTGTTCAGTACCAGTTTATTCAGGTCAACAAAGAGGTCATGCGTGTTGAGGAGATTGACAATACAAATGTCATTGTATCTCGTGGACAGTATGGCACAGAGATCGTCACACATAATGCTGGCGATACCCTGAACCTAATCAATGCCAATGATAACGCTCTGATTGAGGTCGGAGACGACTTTGGTTTTGATAGCGATATTGAGTTCTTTGGCGATCTAAAATCTTATAGTCCTTCTCAAGGCACTGACATCTGATGGATAAGCAATTTGACGCTATCGATAAGGCACTTGACGTGAAAGCAGAGATCGTCGAGAAGTCCAAGGAAGTGAAGGAGATCGTCAAACCAGACGAAGATCCAGAGAAGGATTATGAATATAGTAGAGCACAACTCTACAACCTAATCGATAAGGGACAGGAAGCAGTTGATGGCATCCTAGAACTAGCACAAGACAGTCAACATCCTCGTGCCTTTGAGGTTGCTGGACAGTTGATTAAGTCTGTTGGTGACGTTACTGATAAGTTGATTGATCTTCAGAAGAAGATGAAGGACCTAGAAAAACCACAGGGTGGTCAAAGTCCCAAGACAGTCAATAACACTATGTTTATTGGTAGTACTGCTGACCTACAGAAGATGCTGAAGCAAGGTCTTCTAAATAATGATAGTGAATAGTCTCCCCGATGTTGGACGAAAGAAGTCTCACTAAGGGTGAGGATAAGAAAAAAGAAAAGTACGTTAAGGGTATGAAAAAGTCTTTTGGCGATTTTAAGGCACGTTACGGAGATGACGCAAAGTCCGTAATGTATGCTACTGCCACAAAGATGGCAAAAGAACAGAGCCTTGACAAGTTCGATCGTATCGTTAGAGCTGCTGGAACTGTAAAGAATCCACAGACAAAGATTAAACTACTCAAAGTAGCAGCACAACAGCGTCCTGTAAAAGTAGCAGAAGATATTCAAGAGATTGCTCCAGTAGTTGCTGGTGCTGCCGCTGTTGGCAAAATGGCAGCGAAAGCAGCAATCAAGAAAGGCGTTCAAAGCGTAGGAAAAGCAGTCACTGCTGATGCTGCTAAGGCAATGGTGGGCGGCACAGTCAAGAAAGGTCCAGTTGCTGCTGGATCTAAAGTTGTAGGCAAGTCTGCGAAACCACAAAGTTCTTCCATGGTGAAGTCTTCTGGAATGCAGTCCAGAACAGCACCTAGCATCCCATCAAAGGCAAAGGGTCAATCAGCAGATCCAAAGAAAGCACAAAAACCCGCAGAACCAAAAACACCAACCAGTACATCTGAACCTTCCAAACCACAGGAACCTACCAAAGCAAAGGAACCTGGTAAGCAGAAGGAGAAGAAGAAAGGTGGTGTTGAGGATGGTGTCAAAAAAGGATACCAAAGTGTGAAATCTAAAGTAACAGGTTTCACTGCCATGTTCGATCCTAAGGAGAGTTATGACCAAGACTCAGAACTACTCACTTTTAGTGATTTTAGGGAGATCGTTAGTATTTGCGTCTCAGATGAGGAAGGGTTAGAAGAAATTGCTCCTGCCATTGCGATTGGTGGTGCTCTAGGACTTGCTGCTGGTGGTGCGGCATTGATACCTCATGTAAAAAAAGCAGCAGAGAAGTTGAGAAATCAAGCTGACAAGAGGATGGGCAAACCCGCTACCTAC